AGGTGAAAATCCGTTCACCCCTTGCTTTCCTCCCCCTAAAAGAACATTTGTTCACTACTGAACAAGCGTTCACCTACTGAACACCTGTTCACCCCCCAACAGGGGGGGGGCATAGCCCCAGAAAACCAACCCCGAAACTTCAACTGGTTCACTCAAACACTTTTTTTATACCAAAAAGCGTTACTGTCGTGTAGCGAGCGTAGCATTGTCTTTTGCGTAGCGAAGCGGTAAGGGGGTTATAGGGGGTTTAAAAAGTAGTCTGTCAAGCGTAATTTGTATGTTAATAAGTTTATTACCGATTTCTGACGAATTAACTTGACAAGTGTTTAATAGCCCCCCTTATGTATCCCCTGTGGCTTAACCCCCTCAGTCCCCCAATATTGGGGGATGGGATTATTGCTTTAAGATTGACATTTAATTGCTAGTGATAAATGTGAATATGTTCTTTGAATTTAGGTGGCTAGTAATCTTCGGATTCTAGGAGGTGTGATTGAGTAACAACCTAGCAAACAGTATTAGTTCATAAGCGTTTTACAGAATACACTCCTTGACTGCTCGCAGTCCCACCTACCTCTTTCGGTCTGTAGTTCAACGGATAGAACAGCCGCCTTCTAAGCGGTTAATCTAGGTTCAATTCCTAGCAGACCGAGATGCACAAAATTAAACACACGCTTGACATTCATAAATTATCTGATTTTGGTAGTTCTATGAAAGAAAAGGATTTATGTATTGCTATTGGACTATCTCGTGAAATGTTCAAGGAGATTCGTGACTTGTACGAACAAGGTGTTCATTGGAATAAAATCCCTACTAACCGCCCAGAACAACTCTGGGAAGTAAATTGGACTGAAGAAGGAATTAAACTTCTTAAGAAAAATCTCGGCTTTAACGAGCCAGAACAGGTCGCTCTCCCAGAACGCAAGAAGGGCAAGGTAGTTCGCAAGTATGTTAATCCTCGCATCATCGGTATTGTCCTCGATGACGAGCCAGACAAAGAACACAATGTTCTGTGCAGAGAGTCTAACAAGTTCAATGTTAATATGCCAGTAGAAGTCCGTTGGGACGGAGCAAGATGGTGTATCGTGCGACATCCTCGATTCAACGGAAAGTACTGAATAAAAAAAATTTTTAAAATTTACCTTATAAACAAAATATGCCCCTAAAAAAAAGTGCATCTAAAGAAGCCTTTACAAAGAACCTTCGTACTGAACTTGGAGTTGGTAAACCACTTAAGCAGGCTCTTGCTATTGCTTACTCTGTTAAGCGTAGGGCTTCTGGTTCTAAATCAAAACGAAAATAAAGTTATGCCAGAAGCAAAAAAAGAAACTAAACCACAACCAAAACAGGTAGAAACTGACCCTATTAAAATTGCTATTCCATTAGTCGTTCAGAATGAAGGATATAAGGAGAAAGCCTATTATGATAAATTAGGTAAAGTGTGGACTATTGGAACAGGGATTACACGCTATTCAGACGGAACTCCAGTTAAGCAAGGTGACACAATCACTAAAGAGCAGAATGACAAAGAGTTATATAACTATCTACAAAAAGGACACGAGGCTCTTAAAAAACGACCTGCTTATAAGGATATGAACCCTAATCAGATTGCATCTGCTTTAGACTTAACATTCAACATCGGATATAACTGGACTAAGGCTAAAAACGCTAGTCTATTAGATGCTACATCTTCAAAAGAAAAACTTGTTAATTTGCCAGACGCTATGCGTAAATATACAAAGGCTGGAGGCAAAGTTGTTCAAGGTTTAGTTAATCGCAGGGAACGAGGAGTAGAATTGTTTAATACTCCGTACACTCCACCGCCACCACCGCCTTCACCTCAACCACAACCAGTTTCGTCTGTACCTTTAGGATTAATGATTAAAGGAGATAATGGGTTGCCTACATTCGATGTACGACCCTCACTCGCCTAATGTACTTACTCCAGAATGGGAAGATGAAGATTGCGATACAGAAGAAGATATGTGGGAGTGGAATGAACTAATTAACATTTAATATGGCAACATACAAAGGAAGAAAAGTAACGCTCAATAAACCATTCAGAACTCCATCTGCGGCTAAGAAATCTGCTGTGTATGTTCAATCTGGTGGTAAAACTGTTATCGTCCGTTTTGGTGACAAGAATATGAGCATCAAAAAGGACATCCCTGCCAGACGCAAATCATTCCGAGCGAGGCACAAGTGTTCTACTGCTAAAGATAAAACCTCTGCACGATACTGGAGTTGTAAGGCTTGGTAATGGCTTTTACTCCGACCCAACATCCAATACTTATTAGTCCTACACAGGACGATATCAAGCGTTTGGTTGAAAAGGTAGGAGCAGAGAAGGTAACAGAGATACTTAATCTCCGTGAGGATAAAATCCTTGCAGAGAAACTTGACCCTTATCGCCACGGCTTTGACTTGCCTCATTGGGCAGAAGCAGACGAACTGCTTAAAGAAAACAATGAACTTCTTGTGCTTGGCGGTAATCGTGCAGGAAAAACTGAGTGGGCGGCTAAAAGGGCTGTACAAACGCTAATTAATTTAAAAGATGCTCGTGTTTGGTGCTTACACACGACTAATCAATCGTCTATTCAGATGCAACAGAATGTAATATACAAGTATCTGCCGTCTGAGTACAAAGAACTCAAAAAGAACAAGGTTCAGAATGTGCAATACACGCAAAAAAACGGTTTTTCTGATAATACATTTATTTTGCCTAACAAGTCTCAATGCTTCTTTATGAATTACGCTCAAAAGCGTGATGTTATTGAGGGTGGTGAGGTTGATTTGATTTGGTGCGATGAATTAGTGCCGTTAGACTGGATTGAGACGCTGAGATACCGAACAGTTACTCGTGGCGGTAAACTTATTGTTACATTTACACCTATTACTGGATATAGTTCCGTTGTTAAGGAATATGTATCGGGTGCAAAGATTATAGAAACTAAAGAAGCCACAATGCTTCCAGACACCTTGAATGTTAATGGCTGTAAGCGTGGTACTATGCCATTTAAAGCAAAATCTTATGTAAGACCAGCCGCAGTTATGTGGTTTCATAGTCAACTTAACCCTTATAATCCATTTGAGCAGTTAAAAAAGACGCTCGCTGGAAAGAAACCTTATGAAATCAAAATCAGAGCGTACGGATGGGCAGATAATATATCTGGCTCGCAATTCCCTAGGTTCACAGAAGAAATCAATGTTGTCAAAGAAACCCAAGTCCCAGAAGAAGGAACGAACTATATGGTTGTTGACCCTGCTGGAGCAAGAAACTGGTTTATGCTCTGGATGCGAGTATCTAAAGACGGAGATATGTTTGTTTATAGGGAGTTTCCAGACTCAAATGAGGGAGAGTGGGCTTTACCTGCGGCTGATGCAGATGGAAAGGCTGGTATCGCCCAGCGTAATGGTGCTGGACGCTCTCTTGCGGATTATAAAAATTTAATACTTGATTTAGAGGACGGAGATGAGATTTTTGAGCGTTATATTGACCCCAGAGCAGGTGGCTCTAAGGCTGTAACCGATGAGGGCGGTGTTACCCTTATTGATATGCTAGATGATGGTGAACAACCTATGCACTTCACACCTGCGGCTGGTATCCGCATCGAACAAGGTGTTGCTTTAATCAACGATGGTTTTAGTTACGATATGAACCAAGAACTAAGCCCGCTTAACAAACCAAAACTTTATATCAGCGAGAACTGCAAGAATTTAATCTACTGTCTGAAAGAATGGACTGGACAAGACGGAGAAAAAGGTGCAACTAAAGACCCTATCGACTGTTTACGCTATTTGATGGTAATGAACCCAGACTATAACAACAGAACATCCCTGCAAGGTTGGGGTGGAGGCTCTTACTAATGAAAACATACTACCCTAACTTATTAACTCGACAAAGAGCGATGCAGATGCTGAACTGCACAAGAACTGAACTAGAAAAACTAGTTCAAGAAAATTCAGTACGAACTTTTAAAACATCTGGAAAACACAATCGTTATTTCCGTGATGACTTATCAAAATACACAACAACTTTAACAAAACAAAACAATGGATAAATACGCATCTAATAAAGACAAACTAGTTTTTGCTTCAGAAACCCCAGACATCGGATACCTTTATGACGAGTTTCAACGCTCTACTCAGAATGGTGGAAATACTGCTAATATTGCTGAGAATGACGATATCAGATTAGCACGATGGGCTGGTCAGACTTCTGACGGCAAGAAACATTCTGAAAGTTTGCCAGATGGCGAACCAGCGTTCCCATTCGAAGGTGCTTCAGATGTACGCTGTCGTTTAACTGATAAAACAATCAACGAACTAGTTGGTATGTTAATGACTACATTTGACCGATGCCAAGTTAAGGTATCTGGAACTGAAATCAACGATGGTGATTTTGCGGCAAGTGCCAATGTGCTTATGTCTTGGCTTACTCAGAACAAACTACGCACAGAGTTGCGTAATGAGGCTGAGTTGCTCGCACAGTACACACAACAATACGGCTTCTCTGCTATGCACATTGTGTGGGAGCAAGAAATGGGAACTAGATTCCAAACTATTCGTATGGATGAGTTAGTTGCAGTTGTTCAACAAGCAATGCAACAAAATCCTAATACTGCTCTGCGTGAATTGCCAGATGCTATTATGGCTGGCGATAAAGATGATTATGCCGCAGATTTAATTTCTCAGTATATTAAAACCTTAGACATTAAACAAGTTAAGAAAGCAATTAAACAACTTCGTGAAGAAGGTAAGGCTGAAATCCCAGAAACTTATATTTCTAAAAACCTTCCTAGTATGGTTGCATTAAAGCCTTACGAAGAAGTTGCTTTTCCTCCAGAAACAATTAACATTCAACAAGCACGAGTAATCTTTAGACGAGTATTTATTTCTGAAGTAGAACTCCGTGGACTTGCTAAGTTGCACGATTGGTCTGATGAGTTCGTAGAAGAAGCAGTTGCTATGGCTGGTATGCACAGTCAGTTCCACGACCCTAACTTAATACCTGCGGCTTCATTAGTTAATTATCAAGTTCATCGTAACGACCACTTGATTGAATTAGTTTATGCTTATAGCCGTCAGTTAGACAAAGATGGTATTCAAGGCATTTATCAAACTATTTTCTGCCCTCGTTCTGGCTCAGAAATTTACGCAGAACACGGCTTGCTTGGATACGCACACAATAAGTATCCGTTTGTAGTGTATCGCAGAGAGCGTCTCCGCAGACCTATCTATGAGTCTCGTGGAGTTCCAGAACTCTGTATGACTAATCAATATGAGATTAAAGCACAGCGTGACTCTATCCGTGACAGAACTGCGTTTGAAACAATGCCTCCTATCCTTGTTAAGAAGCGTCTTGGTGGAATTAACAAAGTAGCACCTGCTATGCACTTACCTGTAACATCTCCAGATGATTACCGCTTTATGCCAGCACCTACTGGAAATCCAGCGATTGCGTTTAATCTTATTGATAGGGTTGAACTTGAGAACGCTCAATACTTTGGTTTATTCCATCCTCAAGCCTCTCCACAACTCACACAAGTTACACAACAAAACATTGTTAATAACTGGTTAGATGTTTGGTCTGAAGCGTTTAGTATGACCTTTAGTTTAATGCTACAATATTTAGACCCTGCTGAGATTGAGGGAATTACTGGAACTCCGCTTCCACAAAATATTTCTAACATTTCAAGTCAGTTTGATTTTAGAATTAAATACGATGTGCGTGAATTAGACACCAACTTTGTTATTGAAAAATTAAAGGCTATTATGCAGTTCGTTATGCCGTTAGATTCTGGTGGTGTTATTGACAAGAACAAACTCGTCAAAGCCGCTATTGAGGCTATTGACCCAGACAAGGCTAAGGATATTATTATCAATACTGGTACTGCTTCTCAGTTACTATATAAAGATATTCAATCAGACATTGGATTGATGATGCTTGGTAACGAGGCTAACTATGTTGAGAATGACCCATCAGCAGGAACTAAATTACAATACCTGCAAGACATTATCAGCAAGAATCCAAAGGCTCAACAATCAATGCAAGGAGATAAACACTTCCGAGCATTGCTAGAGAATTATGTTAAAAACCTACAAATGTCGGTTTCACAACAACAGAATAAACAAATTGGAAGAACAGGTGTTACACCTGTTTCTCAACAAGCAGGTGGAGCAGTCCAAGGACAAATCCAACAGGCTGACCAAATGCAAGCAGAGGCTGAAAAAGCACAGATGCAATAATTTATGTTACCTCAAGAAATAATTCACGGATTATCGTTTGAACCTAAAGACCCATTGTGGAAAGCCGTACACGCTTTACTCGATGCTTCTATTGACTCTGAGGTTGCATCTGCAATTTCAAAGGACAATAAAGGCGAAGATAGAGCGTGGTTTGCTGGACGAGCAGACGCACTTATTGCTTTCAAAGAGATACTTGTTAATACACGCAACGATGTATTGCGTGACCAAGGAAAGCCTTCAGAAGATTATAATTCGTAAGTAATTGGTTTTAGGTTACAAAAGGACTTGCATTAGCAAGTTATGTAAACTAACTCACCTTTAATAGTTCTGGGACTATCACAAAACCTTGCCTATAAATACGGACTTTAGACCTTTATCTAATGAATACAGAAGAATCATCCGACCTTGGGACGGAATCAAATAACCCCACGAATAATAATAGCAAACCCCTTGCTATTGACGAGTCAAATCTTGCTAATCTAATTAGCAGGAAGTTCTTAGGCGGTGAAGAACAAGCGGAAACTGACGCTACAAATACAGCAGACCCTGTAGAAGTTGAAGCGACTACAGACGATGAGAACACAGTTCTTTCACAAGAAGAAGAAGATACGACTCAAGATATTGAGGAAACAACAGACTCCGAGGAAACCGAAGAAACCAAGTCTGATGAAGAAGATATCGAGAGAGGACTCCCAAAAGGTGTCAAAAAACGCATCGACAAACTCTCTGCTAAACGCAGGGAGGCTGAAGCCGAGGTTGAAAGGTTGAAGTCAGAAGTAGAGCGACTGTCGCAAGAGGCTAACAAGCCAGCACAGACTCCAACTGCTGATAATCCCTATGCACACTTAGGCTCGCTAGACGAAGTCAACCGAGAGGCTGACCAAGCAAAGCAAATCAGACGCTGGTGCGAAATGAACCCAGACGGAGCAGTAGTTACTGGAAAAGACGGCAATGAGACAGAATATACTGCCGAGGAAATTCGCAAAATTAAGATTAGGGCTATGGACGCTCTTGAGGAACATCTGCCAAAGCGGATGCAATATCTCTCGAACTACAACCAAATTGAACAAGTTGCGGCAAAAGAATATCCTTGGTGGAAAGACAAATCTGCTCGTGAACGACAAATGGCTGAAACCTTTATCAAGGCTTTCCCAGAAATCCAAAAGTTTCCAGACTACAAGATGGTAATCGGTGATTATATCCGAGGAGTAAAATCCAGAGAACAGGCTTCACAAAAGTCTGCACCAGCAAAAGCACCATCTGCACCTAGAATGACATCTGCCCCTACACGGATATCCAATAAAGATATCAATGTACAAAAAGCAACTCAACGCTACGCATCCAAAAATTCTAATGAAGATTTAGCAAGTATCATTGCTTCAAAATTCCTCTAAACCCTTATTTATAAAAATTATGGCATCCCTTACAGAACCCTCATTCACCTCTGGTAAGCGAGAAGAACTCGCTGACCTCATTTCACTCATTGACGCAAAGGACACCCCTTTTACCTCGATGGCGAAAAAGGGCTCAAAACCCGGAAATACTCAATTCAGATGGCAAGCAGACAGTCTCCCTACCCCTAAAATTACGGGTACAGTTGACGGAACTGATGTTTCATCTTACGAAAATTATGTAAAAGATGGTGGCACAACTTATCGTGCTGAACTCTCGAACTACATTCAAATCTTCCGTAGAGCCGTCCGTGTATCCCCATTAACTCAAGACATCGCAACTGTTGCTGGTGTTCGTGATGAACTCGCTAACAATGTTGCTAAAGGCATCAAAGGTCTTAAGCGTGATATGGAATCTACATTCTGTTCAGACAATAATGCAGTATTAGACAACGGAACTAACGCTTACCAAACTCGTGGTCTTGACAGATGGTTAAAACTTGCTGGTGCTGGTACACAAGATTCAACTCTCCCTATTCCATCTGCGTTCCAAACCCCTTCGGCTAATATCTCAACTGTCGGAACTTCTGCTCTTGTTGAGTCTGATGTTCAAGGTGTGTTGACTGGTATCTATAGCCAAACTGGTCAATTCCGTGACTTTGACTTACTCTGCGGTACTGCATTGAAGCGAGCGTTCACTAACCTTACCTACACGACCCCATCGTCTGGTTCGACTAACACCCAAACTGCTGTAAGAACTCTCAATCGTGAGGCTGACGCTTCTGCGTACATCGCATCGGTTGATATCTTTGAAGGCGATTTCGGTAAACTCCGCTTACACCCTTCACACTTCCTCAAACTGTCCTCTGGTGCTGGCAATACCTTCGTTGGTTATGTCATTCCTTTTGACCAAGTCGAAGTTCGTTATGGTGGAAATGTTGCTGGTGTAACTGCCCTGCCAAATGCAGGTGGTGGTGAAGCCCGCTTAATTGAAGCAGTCGCTGGTCTTTGCGTGTACAACCCAAAGGCTTTTGGTGTATTCAACTTCACTTCTTAATTAGTAGTGACGGACTTTGTTCAAAGTCTGGCTGATGCAATCCCCCCTCACCTCCGCAAGGAGGTTGAGAGGGAACTGCTCAACGGCTGGAGAATGAATGAAGTTAAGAACAAGCAAGTGGCACAGCAGGCTGGTCACTTTAACCGCTTCAATGAGGCTCGTAGCATTGATGGCGTGGGACAGAAGATTGCTTCTATCCCCTTAGACAGTTGGCATTACTGGGGTCATCGTCTAGGCTATGAGTGCTGGGAGGACAAAACTTTCTTAAGAGAGTTCCTTCGAGACAATCCAGAAACTGCCGTTAATAACTATGTTAAACGCACCTGTGTTAATGGCACAATTTTTTCAGCAGACGGCTCATTAATTAAATGAGAACAACAGACTTCTCCACAATCCTATTCAACGCTCTCCAGTTCTCTGGAAACGATAGAAACAACATCTCGGACGAGACCTTTCAGCAGTTCAGAGACTTTGCAAGTACTTCATTGCGTGAGGCTTGGGAAACTGTTCAATGGTCTGACATCTGCCGTATCGTAGATTTTACTACGACTGTGGATGCAAATGGAGTTGGTTACTTCCTTCCTGCTACTGAGGCAGGTGAAATCTTGGGAGTGTTCTCAAGAAACCCTCAATCATCTACCAAGGCGGTAGAACTTGAGTACGGACTTTACGATGATGGCTCTACTAAAAAGGTTATCATTAACGCTAACATTGCTAGTGGCTCGTATCTCTATCGCAAACAATGCCCAACATTAAATGGAGATATTTATAACGCTTCTACAATTTACTACGCTGGCTCTCAGATTTACTTTGATGCTGGCTCTGGAACTGGGACTTATACTCCTGTTGCTGGTAAGCCGCATACAGGTAATTTTTATACCTGTGCAGTAGCGAATACTACGGCTGGTCAGAACCCTAACACGCACTCTGCGTCTTGGACTAAGATTGAGATACCTTATGTGTTTAGTACATTTTGTTCTTGGAACTCCTGTGCTATGTGGTACGCTTCTGAAGGTATGATGGCTGAAGCACAAGTAATGGATTCCAAGGCTAAACTAATACTCGAACAAGAATACGATAAGTTCCTCAGCCAACAGGCTCAACACGGACGAATCAATATGTACAAAACTTACTAAAATCTATGGCACAAATCCAAATCTCAACTCCATTCCTAAAGAGCATCAGCCATACTGATGTAACTGTAGGAACTTCAAAATCGCAAATTGTAACAATCCCAACCAATATCAGCGAGAAGCGTATTGTTGTTATTGTTCAGAACAAGTCATCTACTGCTACCATTCAAGTTATTGGTAATGCTACCGATTCAGTTGGTCTTGCGGTTTCTCCGTTGTCCTCGATTAAACTCGATAACTACAATGGTGCATTGTACGCAGTTTCTACTGCGGCTAGTACTTCAGTACACATTGCTATTTCAGCAGTATAATGACGATTCAAGTAGATAATGCTCTCCCACCGAATGTAGTCGAGATTGGGAACGAGATAACACAGGGTGTTGTCGATGGGCTTATGTCTGCTACTCCAGCACCTACGAGTGCTAATCCGTACGCAACTAAAACGCAGTTAGACGGCAAGTTGTCGCTTACTGGTGGTGCGATGACTGGTGCTGTTATTTTTGAAGGAGCAGTAGAATATAACGGAACAACTATATATACAAACAATGTATCTTTTGAATCGGGATTTTCTTTATTTCAATCAGATATTTCTTTTAATGGTGGAAGTGGTGGTATTTATTTTCCAGATAGTACATTTCAGACAACTGCGGCTACAGCACCTACATTTGCTACAAATCTTCAAGCCGTTCAAAATACTTCTACAACAACTGTTTTATCGCCAGCAAACTCACGCTTCGCTGGAATCTCAACTAACATTTGGGCGGCTGGTGTTACAGGTCTAACTGCCGCAACAAGCGGTACAGGTGCAAACGCTGGTTCAACAGTCACATCACTTAACGGTTTTTTAATCGCTCCTAATGCTACAACGGCTGGCTACGCAACCAGAGGATTTAATTTATACTTCCCTTCAAACTCAATTAACAACGGTTACAATTTCGGAACTGCAAGCGGTCACTCTGTTAAAGTTTATTCTTCGGCTTGGGCTTCAACAGTAACAGGCGTTAAAATGCGTGCAGTCTTTGGTCGTATGTCTGGCTCACTACCTGTGCCAGCAACACTTGCAAGTCGTGGCTATGGTTGGGAATGGGATTATAGCACAAAGGTCATTTCAATTATCGCTCACAACGGCTCGTCACTCACGACCACGGCTCAGACTTGGACACCTGTTTCATCACGCACTTACGACATCGCAGTTTATTCCAATGGTGCTGGAACTATCTCATTATATATTGACGGAAATTTAATTGGCACAGGCACAGGTGCGGCAACCGATACCAATACAACTTCTCAAATCTGGTGGCAGATTGAAATTCAAAATGAAGCCACCGCAGGAAGTCAACAGACAATCGCTTACCAGAACCCTAAACTAATCACCACTAATGGTTAAATACAAAATTACATCTTTACTTCTTATAGCCGATGGACAGGCTTTATTAAAAGCAGTATTTCCTAATTGGAATGGAGAACCTGCTTGGCTAGACCAATCTGAAATTGTTGTCGTATTCAGCGAGACACAAACCCCTGTTGACCTAGGTGCATTGGTCAAGGTAGAACTTTTATGAAAGACCCATACACAATCAGTCTCCAAGAAGGACAATCAGTAATCGTTTACCACAACGGCAAGGTACTGATTAAAAAGACTCACGCAGAGTGCCGTTCTATCTTTACGGCTTGGGATTCATTCGTGGGAACTCCAGACGAGGTACAGGCTGAGATTAGCCGTCTAGGACTCATTGAGATTAAGTCCCCTAAGACTACCATCCCTACCATATCAAATCGCCCTGTAGAGCCTCCCAAGGGGTCTTATGCTGTAGCCCCAGAGCCAGTCCAAGGCGAATCCGTCATCGGCAAAGCAACCTCAGCAGTAGTAAATGCTGTAACATCAACAGTATCAAACACTTGGAACACTTTAACCTCAATTTTCACAACTAAAAAATGATTATACTAATCGGCACATTCCTACTCGGTCTTATCACAGGCATCCTCCTGTATCGTAACAACATCAAGAGACTTCAGAAAACTGAAGCCAACGGCAAGAACATCATCAACGCTTTCAAAGAGAACTCTAAGATAGACTAATGCCTACTGAATACCAAAAGGACGGAGACAACGGATTTGTCGGGCTTAACAGCCGTGACAATCCTGCGTCTTTGCCCAAAGGTATCGTTAGCAAGTCGCAGAACTTTAGACTCGATAGAGGTGTAGCCACAGTTCGCAAGGGTCTTAAACGCAAAACTAGTTCTACCATCCTAGGACAAACTATCTACGGAACAGGGACTATGCTCAGTACATCTGGGCAGGAGATATTTATTATTGTAGTTACTGACGGACTCTACACCTACAATCCTCAATCTGAAGTGTTTTCTACTAAAATCTCTTTTCCTGCTGGTGAAACAATTACAACTCAAGACGGCTGTGATGTAGTTGTTGCTGTAGATAAAATCTATATTTCAAGAGGTTATTCAAAGCGTCCATTTGTTGCGACTATTAACTCTACTTTTGATGGCATTGTATCTATACTAGTTGCACCATCTGGTGCAGGAACTTATCACGAATTTCCTAGTTCTGCTGGATTACTTTATTACGCAAATCGTCTTATTGCTATGGGCAAGCACCATTCAGACGGATACACATTAACTTCTAGGTCAAGAGATTCTGTAAGTGTTAGCAATTATTTAGATTCTGAACATTGGGCGGCATTGGATGTATTTACTTTTGCAGAAGGTTCTAACGATGAAGTTGTTGCTATTTCACCTTGGACTCTTAATGAGTTCGTTGTATTCCTGCGAAACAGTATATTTTATGTTAATGTAGGAACTGGTCGTTACACAAATAGTGATGTACTTGCATCTACAGCCTCGATGAGAAACCTTGTTTCTGATATGGGTTGCGTTGCAAAACGCTCAATCGTACTTGCTGATGGTGGCATTATCTTCTTGTCTGATAATGGTGTGTATGCTATGAATCCAACACAGGTTGGAACTAATGAGTCGATGCGATTGCTTACTAGTGCTAATCCTTTGTCAGCACCGATTGATGATATTATCCAGCGTATCAACAGGCAGTACGCATATCGAGCAGTTGGAACATATTGGAACAATAGATACTATCTAGCCGTTCCTTTAGACTCATCGGTTGATAACAACTGCGTTCTAGTTTATAACTTTATTCTTAAGAACTGGGAGTCCGTAGATACATACCCTGCTGGCTTTGATGTATTTAGTTTTGCTGTAGGTAAAAAAGATAATCAAAGACGCTTATACGGATTTGATACAGACGCTGGTATTTTCTTGTTAGAGGATTTAGAATATGATGAGTATGGTGCTTCTACTGGAACTCCTGTTCTTCCGTTCTACATTCCTACATTGCTATCTACATCATCATTTACACCTAATCAAATACAGGGTGAATTAAAGACCCGACTATACACCTATGATGCTCTGAAGGATAAGCGTTTCTCTACGCTTGAGATTGACCTAGTTTGCGAGCCAGCGAGTCAAATCTCAACCTATGTAGAAACAATCAACCCAGACACAACAACCCTTGTTGATGTATATGGTTCATCAACTAGTGAGGACTCTACACGCAGACTAGCGGTAAGAAAAATTGGATACGGACTACAGGCTCGTTTTACAACTAACTCATTAAGAACATCTATTCGTGGAACTAATCTAACAGCCACGATGCTCGGTAAACAAAACATTTCTAAAAAATAACTCTTATGCCACAAATTCAAAAAGGCGATACATTCGCAGACGGACAACAAGTAACAGGTGCAAGACTCAATCAGTTGATTGACTCTGCCACCATCTTACCTGCTATCATCACAGACCAAACTAACTTGACAGCCAACACAGTTGCGACTGGAGATTCGGTTCTTCTCTACGACTTGTCTGCTACGGCTCTGCGTGAAGCAACCGCCTCAGACTTGCTTAACTCTAACATTGCTGTAACCACATCGTCTATTACTGGTGGTGCTAACTCAGACATTACAATAACCCCTAATGATGCAACTATTGTATCGGGTGCTACTTATACTTCTGGAGATGGATTAACTGTTGTAGTTACTTCTAACGCTCACGGATTGGCTGTAGGACAGGTTGTTCTTATCTCTAGTGCTGGTACTGGGTATAACGGAACTTTTAGACTTACTGCTGTTACAACTAACACATTTACTTATGTAATGACTACTGCGGCTACGGCTGGTTCTGGGTCATTATCATTTACACGAAAAGGCACAGTTAAGAACACGGCAAACAAAACAATTTCTGGCAATCTTTATGTAGATGGAAATGCCGTAATTACTGGAACTACTGTTAATACTGGTAATGTAAGCGTTGGTGGTGCTTTAACAGTTACTGGAAATGTGACAGGAAATTTAAACATACCAACTGCTCCTACATCTGGCAATCACGCTACTAATAAAACCTATGTAGATGGAACTGTTTCTAAATTAACTAATGGATATATTACATTACCAAATGGTTTAATTATGCAATGGGGATTTGATAGCAACACATTTAATGTAACTACAACTTTTCCAATAGCGTTTCCTACTGCTTGTTTAAATGTTCAGATAACTCTAAAAACAGCAACAAACTCAGTTCAAGATGGAAAAGCAATAACCGCACTTGTTTATTCATTTTCTACAACAGGATTTGTTGCACAAGCCGCAGGATATAATTCTGCTTCTATAAACGGAAAATATTGGTTTGCTATTGGATACTAATATGCTACTTACCGACCTAATTCAGTTTATTAAAAATAATCGTGACCAAGGAAAGCGTACTTGTTTTGACATAGAGCATTTACAGGAATGGCTTGAGTGGGCTTTAGAAAAAAACTACCTGTTTGTATCCAAGGACAAAGAACAGATTACAGGTGTATTAACAGTATGTCCCATAGGAAAATGGTCGGAAGTGCCTAATATGGAACAAGTTATTGACAGTATGGGCAAACCTCATACAGATACAGACTACTTTATAATGGATGCTCTTACTAGTTCTAAGGAAGCCAGACAAGAGTTAGTCAACAAAGCGTTAGAAAGATTCAAGGATATTGAGTCTAATCCAGATACTCAGTTATATGCTTCTGTAAAAGATAGCATAATCAAATTCAACAAACAAACAATCTTAACACTAAAAAACTAATATGGGAAGTAAAAAAGTCTCAGCACCTGCACCACGAGACTATAAAGCAGAAATGGAAGGGGCATTGAAAGCACAAATCGCACTACAACCAGAGTTGTTAGCCGCAGAGCGTCAATATCAGCCAGAGTACCAGAAACTGCAACAACAGTTAATGGACAGACAAATGGAGTATCAGTTGGATTCTTATGGCAAAATTATGCCAAGGAGTGCTGAATTAAGCAGACAATTCGCAGATACTATGTCTCCTATCTACGGAAGAATGGGAGAGCAGGCTATGGGTGCTTATCAACAAGGTCTTGGGGCTGACACTATGGGGCTTTATAACACAATGCAAAGACAAGCACAGGCTGGTCTTGATGCTGGTTATGGACTTACTCCAGAAATGGAGCGTCAAGCACAGCAGTCTGCTAGGGCGGCTATGACCTCAAGAGGACTTGCTGGTGGAAATCAAGGTGTTGCGGCTGAGGTTCTTAATTCTTATGGGCTTAGTCAAAACAGATATCAACAATCTTTGGCTAACGCTACTAATGCTTATGGTCTTGGAGTTAGTCAATTCTCTGGTGCTATGGGCACTTATGGTAATCAGTTAATTGGTCAATCAGCAAACTATTCACCTGCGGCTCTTTATGGAAACGCTTATCAAATGAGCCAAGGACTTGGTTCTCAAATCTTTCAACCAGAATCTCAATACAACGCTGGACTTATTACGGCTAACCGCAAGGAAGCAATGGACGCACAGATTGCTAACGCTCAATCACGCAACGCTCTTACATCTGGACTTTTGGGTGCGGCTGGTGCTATTGGTGGCGGACTTCTTGGAAATCCTGCTTTATTTGGTGGAATACCAAAAAGCAACGACTAATACAAATAATTTATGCCTTCACAATTTGGACGATATCAATCTGGAATAGAAGCCGCAACTGGCAATCTAGTACCTGCTTATGGAAAAATGGCGGAACAGACTGCTAATGCTATTGCTGGTTTTGGTCAAAATCTATCTGTTGGTATTCAAAAGTATCAAGCAAATTCAGCAGAAAATGAAATGATTGACCAAGAGGCTCAAGCCCTTGGAGAACAATTAAAACAATATCACGATACATTTGCTACAAATGACGAATATAAACCATTTACTGAACAATTAAATCAGTATGTAGATAAATTATCTAAGATTCCAGAGATGTCTCTTGCTCAAAAGCGTGGTGCATTAAATGGTGCTAAGGTTGCATTTAGTAACATAGGAAATCAATTACAGATGTTTAATGCAATGAAAACAATGAACGAGGAGAGGGCGGCGGCAGATGCTATGCGTCCAGAAAATAATCCTGTTAGTGAAGTTGTAGATACTGTGCTTCCAATGGCTCTTGATGCTTTTGATTATTCTAAACCATATTTAGGTAATGAAGCAGGATATTCTAAGGCTCTTGATAATTTAGTAAAACAAGGTGCAAACATTGATAAACCTGCTAAACTTGAAGAATATCGTAAGCGTGTTGAAGAAGCGGCTACTGAGATGTCTAAAACTAATCCTATGGGTCTTAATATTCTAGACCAAGTAAATGCGGCTCGTAAACTTGATGAGGCTACAAGTCCAGATGTAGAAGGTTATAGCGAGGCTGAACAAGCAATTAGAACACCTGCTGAACAGAAAACTACAGCCGCACCAGAAAGCCTTAAGTCTTATTTTAAGGCATCTGATATTGAAAGTGAATTACAAAGTGTTCAAGAAAAAATTAAACAATATAACTTAAAAGATGCACAAGGAGGATATAGAGTTCCTGCACTTGGAGAAGAAACAGCAGGAAAGTTTATTGATGAATTTGGTGCAACTCTTGGATACGGAGCAAAAGGTCTTGAAAACAATGAAGCATTAAGAACTTATATTCAAGGATTAAAAGCAAGTGCTAACATTAAAGGTCAAATAGGAGATAAATCTATTGAACAGGCTGTTAGAGATTTTTATAAGAAAGACCAAGAATCTTTAGGACTTGCTAGTTCTTTAAACATTGTAAATGAATTAGCAAAAGGTTCTAGTTTAGGTATTTCTGCACTTCTGCCAATGTCTCTTGAAGGAGCAAGAGGGTTTGTTCCATTATCAACAAATGAAGAAAAAGCCATTAAAGAAGCATCTAGAAAAATTGTTGCTGAAGGTGCTGGAAATGTACCAAGTGAAACATTAGAAAGATTAAAAACAAGAGAAACACAATTAAAGAATAGATTGCTAACAGTAAAAGGAAGTGAACAATTAGTAAGTCAAACTCAAGCAACTTTAGCAAATGCACCTAAGCCTAATCAAATGGCTTTAAATCCTGTTGATATAACTGTACCAAAAGAAGAACCAGTTTCTTCAGAAGTTCGTAACCAAAGGGCTATTGACTTTATGACTCAGCGTTTGGGTTATCGTGATGCTAATGGTAATCTTGTAACTCCTGCTTCTGTTAATAGGATTTTTGGTGATATGGGAACTGGTGGTGTAAAAACAACTACTTTGCCTAATGGTGCTACACTTTATAGAATACCCGATGGTAAAGGTGGTTATGAGAGTAAAATTGTAGAGGCTAAAGATACATCTGCACAAACTAAAACTGCTGAACTATCTACTTATGGTGTTCAAGACCCTAAATCTGGTAAACTTCTTTATGAAGAACCAATTAAAGGACTAGGAGTAATGATTAGAGGAACTGGTAAATTCCCTAGTGATAAAGAAGCAGGTAACTTTAAAGACAAAATTGCTAAAGCGGCTATGGTAGTTGATGCAATGAATAGAGTTAAGGAAATTGCAGAAAAAAATCCGTATGGAACTAAACTTCCTTGGAGTACTTCACAGGTTGATATTATTAGTGAACAATCTAAGGCTATTGCGGCATTAAAAGAAATTCTTGCACTTGACAGACTTAGCGATAAAGATGTTGAGATTATTATGGCAAGAATACCAAAAAATGAAAGTTGGATG